AGGATGCTTCAAGTCCTCTTTCGTGTAGCCAAGCTCAAGGACGAGCGGCGCCCAGGTGCGCCAGTTGACTTGTGTGAGGCCGTGGTCGCCGGTGGCTGACACTTGTGTCGGGTCACAACGGGACTCGCGCCACATCACCTCATCGAGTACGGGCAGGTCGTCGATCTCCCAGCCCATCGCTAGCGCGTGTCCGAACCATTGCTCACACTTTGCGGTGGCAATGTCACGCTGGTATTCCGCGGCCTCTGTCGGCATTTCCAACGGGTCGCAGTTGACAGGAATGATCGCCAGCACAGCGATCCATAACAGTGTCTTCATTTTGTCCTCCATAGCGGGTCGGGGTCCGATGAGGACATTATGCGGATTTTCCGCAGGCTAGTCAAGCCATACCAGATAGGATGCCGTGACGCGGCCGGCCTCTGGGTCGACGTAATGCAGACGCTGGCTCGGGTGGCCGGTCGCGGCCATGAACTCTTTGGCGTACACATTCTCTGATTCTGGCGAACCGGTGACGTAGATCTGACCGCCGTTCGCCATCGTCAACGTCATCGGCGTATGGAAATGGCCCATGTAAACATCCGAGAACTGTTCGGGGATCACGCCAGTCGACCATTGGTTGCACTTGCGGAGAATGCCGAACGCTGGCGTATTGCCACCGAATGACTTGATCTCGTCGCCATGCACCAGCAGAGCGCCGTAGTTGCCGATCTCGACGATCTGGTACCAAGCCGGCGAAGTGTGCCAGGTGACGCGGTCGTCCTCGAGGCGGTCGCCGGCGATCTTGTATGCGACGCGGTCGATGTTGTCGGCTCCTGGCATGTCGCCTTTGCGGCCTAGCCGGCCGTGGTTTCCGTATTCGCAGGTGACGGTGACATGCTCGAAGATGGCGAGCATCCGGCGGACAAAGTCTTCCATGAGGCCGGCGGTGGCAAACAGCTGCTCGAATAGGTGTGCTTCGACTTCGTATGGTTGTCCTGGGAAGATGCCGAGTCCTTCCACCATGTCGCCGCCGAACATGACATGCGCTTCTTTGACGGGATGATCGGCCCGCTGGATCTCGGTCATCGTGCCGATCTTCTCAGCGAACCGGTGGATGCGTTTCCGGCAGGTGTCGATGTCGTAATCAGAAGTTTGCTTGCCCAGCTGCCAATCGGTCGCATGGATCAGCGCGACCTCAGGGTTCTTGCGGCGCGGATCTGTCTTAGGTTTGGGAACGCTCGGTGCGCGTCCAAGTGTGACGGCCGCATCCTTCGCCGCCTGATAAACGGCTTCGACAATGGCTTCTGACTTGGCGTGAGCTTTGCGGGTAGCGCGTTGCTGTCTGACAAGAGCGTCGCGGAGCTCCTGCAGCTCTACTTCCTGGTCAAAGTCATCGAGCATGAGCCCGTCGCCATTGTGCGATCGGATACTCGGAGAGCTCGTATCCCCACTTTGTCAACACCGCTTTGATGGTCGGCGTGCTGTAGCTGAGATCCATGAGCGCGGCGTGAAGCGCTTCGGATCGTTCGGTGTCAAGCTCCTCAAGGATCTTCTCGATCTTCGGGGTTGCCGGCTTGGGGCGTGCGGCTTCAAAGTCTGACATGTCTGGCACAGTTGCCTCCTTGTGCTAGTTGAACAAAGCCTTCCAAGTCTTAGGTCCGACAATGCCGTCAACGGTGAGGGCTTGGTCGGTTTGGAAGGCTTTGACAGCTGCGTCGGTCTTCGGGCCGAAGATGCCATCGACGGGGCCGACGTTGTAGCCGAGCGTCTTGAGCTCACGCTGAATCAGTTTGACGCGATCCTTGGCTTTCGATCCCTTGCGGACTGACTGTCCAGGGTACGGAGGCACCGCGGCCGGCTGAGTGGTCTGCGGCGGGCCGGTCACGATGCGCTCCGAGATTGGTGACGCCCAAGTCCAAGTGTCGGGAGTGACCTCAATGTGCAAGTGATCGTTGACGGCGCCTGGGGGCCGGCCGATCCAGCCGCGACCGACTTCCCAGTAACGCTTGGCCCAGTAGTCGTGAATGCGCTGAATGCCGAGCACTTCATGGTGCTCGATGAGCCACGGGATGACGTCTTGCTCGACGCATTTGCGGGATGGTGCGGTCGGGTGTCCGTCGTCACGGCGATAACTCAAGTCTTGAGCTGCACCGAAAGCGTGCGAGCTCCAGGCGGTGCCGCCGCGGATCGGCCTCCGGCCATAGCAACCGATTCCCCAGAATCCCCAGCGTTCCTCGAGGTACTTGCGGATCTGGCGCAGGTTCGGTGAGCAGGTGTCGAACGGGTGCCGTGGCGTGTCCCGTTGCCAACTGTGGTATTTCAAGGCTTCTTTCCGATGATCGGGGTCACTTCGTCGCCGCGTCGGGCGGCGATGCCGTTGCCGACGGCGTATCCGGCGATCATGCCGATCAGGCCGGTGCCGGCCTCGTTTGAGATCGAGTCGGTCATCAGCAGAAGCGTGACACAAACCAGCGCGACAAGGGCGATCATGGCTTTCGACGGGTTTGCGATGTTCATCTCTGTCCAATCCACAAGCAGAAGACCACGATGACGCTCATGACAAAAGCGAGCGCGGCCGTTTTAGCGTCTTCGCTGGTGACAATCATGCCGGCGGGTCAGGGATCACGGGGTTGTTGATGTCAATGTCGGCGGGCAGGTCACGAAGAGCCTGCCGATAGGTGGCCCATGCTGAAGGATCTACTGGTGCATCGGCAACTTGTGTCCAGTCGGTCGCGGCAAGCGCGGCGTTTCGCCACAAACGAACTTGCTCCAACTTTTGACTATCGGTTGCGTCAGGAAAAAGTGGATTGAACTGAAAAGTCGCCATGTCATGCCGCCTTGTAAAAGACGTTCCAGAGGAACTGATCGCCTGTCGGAGTCCATGTGAACGGAATAGTCGCCGACGTTCCATTGAGATCCGTGAGGTAAGTGCCGGACGCGTTCAGAGAGTGGAGATTGATGCGTGTTTGACTTGATTGATCGACGCTTCCAATCCACCAACCAACCCCAGTTTGCAAGAATCGCGAAAAACCCCAAGGTGGTTGACCACTTGGCCCGATATTTACAGGAACCGAAACACCGATCGTTCCGCTAACAGAGCTTGTCGAACCCAAGGTCACTCGCCCGTAATAATGAACGAAATCATTCACTTGGGCGTAGCGAGCTTCGTTAACCGTGCCATTGCCCAGCGTAAAGTTCGTAAACGTGACCGTGCCGCTGTAGTCGGTGTAGTCGCCGATGCTGTTGAGTTGCGCGGCGGTGAGTACTTGGCCCGAAGTGAATGGGAATGGGCTAGCCATAGGTGCTCCTTATCCTAGAACATTGAGGGCGTCGAGCACACCATAGACGGGATCGTCCAAGATGAGCTGATAGACGATGGTTGTGGGGCTTGTGTAGAAACGGGCGACATGACCGCCAGAAGTGTCGATGTAATGTTCGACGCCTTCAACCGCGAGTTCTTGCGAGATGTCGCTGAGGGCGTCGCCGTTGATGAACTGTTTTTGTATTGAGATCGTGTCGCCGATGTCGATGGTGGCGACGACGTCACGTTGAGCGTCGGTCAGTTGCGCGAAAGCGACTTCGACCGCGGTGAACGTGGCTTCTGGCTGAGGGCTGAGTAGATAGTTAGCGAGATCTTGGGCGGCGGTGTCGGTGTCAAGTAGTGATCCGGTGACTGCTATCGACTGGATGAAATATTCGGCTTGGCTTGCGGCGTTTGATGCGCTCGCGCTCTTGTTGTTTATCGTTGAGACATAGACGAGGTTGACGACTTTGTCGGCCCCAAACGAGATGTCGACGTTCCGATAGGGATATTGCGCGCCGTCATCCTTGAAATTTGCAACAGGCGAGGACAGCGTCGCACCGACCCGATTCTGAAAGACCAGCACGCCTTCGCGGTCAATGAACAGGCGGCCTTGTTCTGCGTTGTTGACCTGCTGCAGATAGTCAAGGACGACCTGGCCGAGCTCTAGGTTGTAGTCGCCGCCGCCGCCGATTTCGACGGTGCCGGTCGCGATTGAACGGGCCGCTCCGGACGGATAGTCGACCTCGGTCAGATCAAGCACGGCGCTGATTCGCGCACCGCTGAACTCTTTGGAAAGACTTGTCGTGTCGGTCACGGTTTGAGCGAGCAGATAAAAGTCGTCGGCGCAAGTGACGCTGACGGTGTCGTCGCCGTCGAGACCGAAGTTGTAGTCGTAGTTGATGATTCGGCCGACGAACAGAAGCTCAGCTTCACGATAAAGACGGACCAGGCGCATCGGCGCAAGACCAGGTTTGACGTTGTCTGGGTCGTAATACGGCGAGTCGCTGGCGAACGGGTTGAACACGCCGCCAGCCGCGGTGTCGTCGAGCAGGAACGTCATGGTGCCGGCGCCGAACTGATCTTTGACGTCTCGCCGGCCTCGTTTGATTCGGATGCCTTTGGCGCCGTCGGTGACGTCTGCGAAGTCGGTGAGGCCGTCCAAAACGAACGTGGTGCCGTCTAGAACGCCGCGTACCGCGTCATCGAGCCGGAACCCTCTAACGGGTGCGCCGGTGTCGATTTCGAGCGTGTAATCGCCGGACTGGACGACGGTAGCGGTCACAGCCTGGTGACTCCGAACTGGGCTGAGCCGCTAGTGCGGTTGTAGTTACGGATCGCGGTGACCACGGCTTCGCCGACTTCTTGGGTCGGGTTGATCGTGGACACGTTCACGGTGACGTTCTGGACTGCGCCGGACGGTGCTCGAGTAATGCTGGAGACCGGCGTGATCGTGGTGGTCGACACGGGTTCGGCGCCGAGAAAGCGCAGCTCGTCTCGCGAAGGAACATAGGTCGATGGCGTCACGCCTGCGCTGACCTGCTTCACCTTGTTGAAAGCATCAAGGACGCGGAGCGCTGACGCGTAGGCGGCATCGAGGTCGCCGGTGTCGATCTTGATCTTGAGCTCGTCAGCGAATGCCAAGGTGAGCAAGCCGTGCGCGTTGAGCGTTTCGATGATTGCGCGGGTGAGATCTCGTTCTGCTTGTTCCAGTTCGCGAACATTGCCGGACGATTCGGCGATGACTTCGTTGTAGTTGTCGAACTCAGTGCGAAGCGCCTCAATGTCGTCCTCGACGTCGAGCACTTCAAGCATTCGCATCAGCTCAGGGTTGAGTTTTTTGACGTTGTCATAGACAGCGTTGACGGAACGCGCCAGATCGTCTTGGGCGCTAGCTGCGCTGTCCGAAGTGTCCTCAAGATCCTCAAGGCCGGTGGATGCTTCGCGAACGCTGGCGTACATGTCGCCGGCTTGCTTGCGGGCCTCGTCGACGCTGGGCGTGAAGTTTTCTTGAATCTCGTCACCGACGATGCCGAGTTTCTTGGCGAGCCAGCCGACAGCGTCAGCTGCCGCTTTCAGAGGCGCTAGAAGCGCCTTCACGATGTTTCGGACAGTCTCGAAGCGGCGGTACAGGAGCACCAGACCGGCTACGAGGGCCGCTACAGCGACGACAACAAGGCCGATGGGGTTAGCGGTCAGGGCCGCGTTGAACGCCCATTGAGCGGCTGTGGCAATGGCTTGAGCTGCGGCCCAGGCCTTCATAGCGAAGTTGGCAACGACAATGGCGGCGGACAGGCCACCGATCGCCGCGGCCAAAGCGATGATGATTTCGGTGTTCTGGCTGGCCCAATCCGCGAACTTGATGACAATGGGCAGGAGCGCTTCGACGGCGGGAAGGAGCGCCATACCGATCGACTCGGATGCCTGGCTGAAAGCCACTTTCATCTTGTCGGTCGAGTTAGCGGTTGCGGCCGCGGTGCCGCCGACCTGGTTCTCGATCTCCTCGAGGATCATGGTCTGCGCCTCAAGGACGTTGCCGGACTCGACCAGAGTGCGGATCTGGTCCTGCTGGGCCTTTGTGAACTGGATGCCCGAACGGCGGAGCGCGGTCAGGCCGGCGATCGGGTCGTTGAGTGCTTTACCGAGCTGCTTGGCGTTGTCGGTGACAGATCCAAAGCCGGCGGACGCCATGTCGAGGGTGAGCTGCGTGGCGCGATCGAATGCGCCTCCAACCTCGTCGGCGCTCGAGGCGATGTCCTTGAACGTGAGCAGTAGCGCCTGGGACTCTTTGATCGTGTTTTGGTTGACGCCGGTGAGGCGCGCCTGTTCGTTAGCCAGATCGACGAGCCGGCCGGTGACTTTCTCGGTTTCCTCGCCGAACAGCCCCATCGAGGTCGCAATCTGCTCGATGCGGGCGTTAGCGGTCGCGGCCTGCTCACCAGCGGCCACCATCTTTGCGCCGGCCACAGCAAGGCCACCGAGCGCAGCTGTGGCAGGTACGAACGCTTTCTTGAGAGCGAAGCCGACTTTCTGTGACGTCTTTTCGAGTTTCTGGAACTCGCGTTGTGCTTTCTTCAGGCCAGCGTTGTTGAACTCGCTGACGATGGGGATCTGGATGGCCATCTAGCGGAGCTCCTTGCTGATCGTCTTCATGAGGTCGTCGACGGCTTTCTCGACGTTGGCTTCAAGTGTGTCACGTTTCTCAAGCACGGCGGGCCACAATGCTCGCATTGGGTCACCGAAACGGCTGAGCATTTTGATGAAGCCGGCCGAGTTACCGGAACCGTTGTCGCGGGTTGGACCGCTTCCGCGCGTCTTTTTGCCGGCGGTGCTGAAGATCACGCCGGCCCCGTTGCTGTTGGTCAAAAACAAGCCAGCAATCTGGTCCTGGCGTGCGCTGGTCTTGATGCGGATCTTGACGCCGCGTTGCGCGGTGGTTTGCTTGTAGCTCAGTCCTCGAGGGAAGTTCGCGGCGTTGCTGACTCGATCGGTTGACGGATACAGCCGGCGAGCGAATGGAATGATGTCCTTGCCGACAGTTTCTTTCATCTGTTTGTCGACTTGGCGTCGGAGCTGCGGGTCGATGTAGCGCAGAGTCCGCAAGGCTTCGTTTAGCCCATCGACCTCGACTTTCGCGCTAATGCTTGACACGTTGCTGCTTCTTCTGTTCTTCGATCACATCGACCACGGTGTTCAGGTCTTTGAGATCGAACTCGATTTGTGGGGGCCACCAGGAGACAGCGACCAGCAGTTCGGCTAGCTGGCGTCTTCTGGTTCCCCTCGGGTAGGGCGTTCGTCACTTCCAACGACCTCAAGGCTGAC